TTGGGTCCGGAACCGACCCTGAGCATCCTTGAGAACAGCGAAGCCACCCCGTGTGGCATCCATAGTAACCCCTTCGGGGTTATTAGTGTCTTCTATACCTGACATTTACAAACCCTTCGGGTTTTCCACCATGACAGTTGTCATGGGGTTAAGATCTCTTGTTAACAGAGGCGTCCCGTCTCTGACGGTCCTTCTCCAGCTCTCTAAGGAGTTCTTCAGTTGTCTTAGCCCGCTTCCCCGGAGAGGAAGAGGGCGGAAGAGAAGGTTTCTTGACAGGGGCAGGTTTTTTAAGGGGCATTGATATATCCTTTGAGCAAGGCTCAACGAGTCTTGCGACTCTAAGTTGATAAAGTGGTTATGGGCCACCCCATAGATCTCCGTCAATCTTACCCTTACGGTAAGTTGACAATATGGGTGGCTACCCCCCACGGGGTAGACCTCCATGTATTTTAACCTAGACTTGACTAGGGAGCCGACCTCTTAGGGGAGGCGACTCCCTAAGTCGAGGGGTTGTCCCTTGGTTTTCAACCCCTCTTCAAGGGTATTAGACAATGAAAACACGAAAAAGTTCAATTTATTTTTTTTATCCCTTAGTTCTCAAGTACTTAGTATACCTAGAACCACAAGGATATCCATGATTTCTGTGAGAAATTTTTAAGGTGTCTTTCCCCGTACACGCGAGGCCCCCGGACCCCGCCCCTCCCCGTTATGTCAAATCAACCGAATCTGGTCCGAAATTCCCACATCTGGCAGCTGATTATGTTATATTAGCAACTTCGAATACACCCACCTACACGCGTACAGTTACGTAAGTAACTGTCGATTAAGGCAATTGACAGCGTTGTCATCTCTCGCGTTATGTGCACACGCGGCGATAGCTAACGCTATCGTTAACGTCTGCGCCTAGGACTACGTTAGTAGTCCTCAGAGTGGCCTTGGCTGGTCGGTCTGGGGTCTCTCCTCTCTCTAAGAAATAAATCACCCCGTTAGGGGTGATTGATTTATTTCTTAGAGAGAGGAGAGGGCAAATGGCAATTTCGGAATTGGGTCGCATTAAAGCCTTTCAGGCTTCGGATCGAGCTGCTCTGGATCGCAAAGCGATCCGATGGTGCGTTGAAGAAGGCGTAGCCTTCTCGACGTTGTGTGAAGCAATCACGCAATATCTAGCGAAGCTAGATGAGATGAGCCCCGAATGGGCCGATTGGTTTGATGCTTACGGCGAATCTCGCGTATCTCGACTCTTCGGAGTCGAGATTTAACAAGCCCTAAAGGGCTTGACATCGGGGAACTTTGGCCCCATACTAGTATGGCAATCGGGAGCTGGACTGGCCGGCTCCCTAAAGGGAGAACGAAAATGAACCACATCTTCGACAGCATAGCTGTAGACACGGCGCTTGAAATAGCGGAGCTATTTGGAATGGAACCCGGCGTCGTCTTTGACGACGTAGCAGGGACCCTTTGGGAGACCGTGGCAATGGAATACGAAGCTGCCAAAGGCAGCGAACGTGTCACGATGGTCTCCGAAGGAGACGAGATAAGCTGGGTCGGTCGTCAGTATACTGACGACCAGATCGGCAAGCTGGACGGTCCGGGCCGAGACGTTAACTGGGATACCATGGCTGGTATCCTACCTGCGTATAAGGGCGGACGAACGGCCAAAGGCCGTATGACAAAGCGTCAACGCAAAGCGTTGAAGAAAGCGGAAAGGGCTGCCAAACGGTCACAGTCTAACGACTGTGATGAGATGGTGGAACTGGTCCTCACGTAAACAATCCCGCCCACGCTCGCCGGACTTCGTCCTCGCGTTGAGTTCGAGGCCGGCAGCAAAGGGCTACCGACCCAAGCAAATCACATGATGCAAAGGAGCACATGACATGACGAATCGAGTCAGCAACAAGCAAATTCTGGAAGCCATCGCAGGTCAGACGGACGCTATCACGGCGCTTGTTAACGTACTAGCTGGTACTCAGGCACAGCCCGCAGCACCGGCACCTACGCCTGTAGTTTCCGATACGGAAACCAAGTCAGCCTATAAGGTGAAGCCTGCCTATCTGTCGAACCGTAAGGTAGCCGCTCAAGCTCACGCCAACAAAGTTGGTGGCGAGATTGTACTGTATGCCCGGCAGAACTTGGCCGGTCGCACGGTACTGGCTTATGCTCAGGCTAGCCGCCACGCCGACATACAGGTCCGTGATAAGGGCTACCTTGGCAAGGTCGCTACCTTCCAGCCCGAGTAATCGGGGTAACATTAAGCCCACTCTAATGAGTGGGCTTGCTTGTTACTCTGGCTTGCCTTGGCTAGCTGCGTTAAATAATAGCTTGCACACTGTACAGTTGGGCAGCGGCAGCACCAAGGCGAGCAGGGTACATATACCCATACATGAGGAGATTCCGATGCAAGAAATTAACGTAGTTACAACGTGTCCTATCTGTAGCAACAGTCACGATGTCGATGTACCTTACGAAGGGTACATGGCATGGCGTAAGGGTATGCTGATACAGCAGGCCATGCCTGAACTGTCGGCTACACTACGTGAGATGCTCATGTCAGGTATATGTGGTACCTGTTGGGACCGGAGCTTCGGAGAATGACTGCCATCATCGGAGCGTTTATTGTGTGGGGTATCGTTATGATACCCCTTCTTATTAACTACATGAGGAACCAGTAATGGAAGGCTACATAATCGCAGCACTAGTGCTGTACATACTGTATCTCTGGGCTGAGATGGCCGAGGACACTCGGCATATAGCCCGACTGTATCAACGTATAAGGGAGCAGCACGATGGATGACATGGTAACATATGATGACCTGATCGAGGCACATGATGAGCAAGTATGTGCTGATCTCGCTAGCGAGATGGCATTTTGGGGTGAGTACCTGTTACTTAGGCTCACCGATGGTGAGTACCGTGGCGAGTAGCTATCGGTACACTGGACGGACCCCGGTTAATACCGGGGATTCCGTTAACGTCCTTGATGAGGACGGTGACGTACTGTATAAGGCACGGGTACTAGATGCCCTTGCCACACAGTTTACTGTGACTCGGAACAAGACAGTGACTTACTTGTTCTATCACGATAAGGGTCTCACTTGGAAGCCACTCAAATGAGTGGCTTGTGAGAGGTATCCTATCACCCACGCTCGCAGTCCGAAGGACTCGCGTTGAACCGGAGGGAGAGCAGCATGGCAAAGGATAAGCGCAAGGTTAAGTACAGAACAGGGCATAGCCCTGCTATAATGGGCAAAGGTGCAGCCCATAGAGTCCGCACCAAGTACACGAGGAAACGTAAGCATGATAAACGACAAGACCCGGACTAAAGTAAGCGACCGGAATGGTATGACGTACACTGACAGCACGTACCGTACGTGGCTGCGTAATGTAGGTGAGGGAGGGGACAGATCCAGCCTCGTACGTACTGTTTCGACAGGTATAGGTGAGGATGACAAGTGGATCAGCGCCGACCTGATACTGAGTGATTGCTCTGGTCAGGTACACTATGACATGTACATAGACAGTAACAAGGCAGCTAAGCGACAGCTTGAGTTCCTTGGTAAGCTGCGAGAGGAGGTGTTAATCTTAGAGCTTGAGTTATATCACACAGCTAAACGGTTTGGCTGGACACAGACAGAGGATGAGCAAGATGAAAGCACTGTATAATGTAGAGACTTGTAAGTTTAAGACGTACGATGGATGGACTGAGTACGTAGAGGACAAGAAAGGTAAGCAGATCAAGGGCTTAGAGGATGCCCAATTGTACACTGCTAGTGAGGCAGCACGTAACCCGGCTGTCTATCCACTAGAGTGGAGGACAGTTAACCCTCGTGTTAACTGGAAGATGCTGTGAAGATGTGGTTGACAGAGGTGGTGCGTATCCTATTGGGTGTGTTCATCATGTTCTTATTCTCTTTCTCTTTGTTTGTATACTATTCTCTCTCCTCCCCTAAAGGAGGAGAGATAGAGAAAGAGAAGATCAATACCTATCAGGGTGTTGCTGTTGACCCCGTTGAATACCGACGGTACTTAGAGGAGTATGTGTTATGAAAGCGTACTTAATATGGTGTGTGCTGTGTTGCTTCTTGTTCATAGCTACATTCATGGATGTAGGTACATTCATCATATGGCTGGCACTACCTATCATAGTAGCAGCCTGTGTAGTTGTGTTCTTTATTCTAGCTAGTATACTCAAGGTCTTAATGGAAGATTGGAGCGAAGAGCGGTGAGCCTCACGCTCGCCCGCGCCCGCCAGCCTTCGGCTTCGCGATGAGACCGAGACCACCGACCGAGGAGGATGAGATGTATAAATTAATTGTTGGACACGAAGAGCCCACCGATGAGGAGCTGTTAGATAAAGCTATTGATATGGCAGACGATACGGTATTTGATACCGAAGCTGACCTGTCAGTAACAGGACCAGTACCCACTGGATGGGATAAGGTAGAGGCAGAACAGTATGATCCACCCCGTCCTGTATTTAAGGAAGAGGATGAAGAGTACATTCTATTGGAGTTCGTATGAGTGAGGAGTACAGAGGGCTGAGTAAGGAACGATTGATCGAGGTACTAGAGGAGCAGGACATTGAGTTGTTTGATCTAGTAGCCAAGATCATTGAGTTGATTAACGTAATAGGATGGGATGAGGATGGCACTTACAGTTTTATGGACGGAGATAGATGGGCCCGATTCGATCCTACCGGAGGAAGCGATGATAACTAAAGACTTTGGGAAAGCTACGGACGTAACGATGGATCAGTTCTGGCGACAGATGATCGAGGCTATGTTCGATGCTGATATTAATGAGGGTATCTTAGATGCCGTCATCAATGAAGGCAAGGACAATGAGACCACGCTTAAGATTAGGCTGGTGATTGTAGAACTGGACGGTAAGTCCCTTGAGGAGGACGAGTAATGGCAGCAATGAAAGGTATGTATGACCCCGATGTTATCCGTCGTATGGTACAGGAAGGTGACGCAGCTAATAAGGTAGACGAGGTAGCTGATAAGCTAGCCAAGTTGTCCGATGTTAAGGAACGTGAGTACGTAGCACAAGAGGGTGTTACTTACAAGACATTCGGTGAGCTGTTCAATTGGAAGCCGACACTGGTACCGGAGAACCTGCCGGTAGCTGTGTTCACTGATGAGGACTGGCCGGAAGAGGCACGGTGTATGATACCTGATCCTAATGAGAACTGGATCTGGCCTCGTGAAGCTACCGAGAAGTTCGCTGCTGCCCTGTCTACTAACGACACCACCCTGCTGTTCGGACTGCAAGGTACTGGTAAGTCAGACCTTGCCAAGCAATGGGCTGCTACATTCAGGTACCCATGCTGGCGTATGAACTGCAACGCTGAGACTAGGGAGGCACACTTCACTGGTAACATGGGCATCATCTATGATGAGGATGGCAACCCACATATCAGGCAAGAACCTACGGCACTGACCGATAGCCTGCGATATGGTGGTATCTTCATTGAGGATGAGGCGTTCCGTCATAGCAGTGCACTGGTACTACAGTCTCTACGTGAGAAGTCGAGCCGCTTCTTGCTGCTGCCTAATGCAGTAGGCATGAGTGCTGATGAGCGTAAGATGCTGGCACCTATTGGTAAGTGGCACTACGTAATGACAGACAACACCGTAGGTCTGGGTGATGAGACGGGTACCTTCCAAGCTGAGGTGCAGGATGTCAGTACACTGGACCGTATTGATACGGTGATCGAGATGGACTACCTTGGTAAGACAGAGGAACGTAAGATCCTTAACAAGTATGCCCCGGATCTTAACGAGGATCAGGTTAATAGTATGCTGGACTTTGCCAAGGCAGTACGCTTAGCGTTTAAGAAGGACGAGCTTATGTCTACGTTCAGTGTCCGAGCCCTGCTCAACTGGGCTGATAAGATATCCATGTATGGTGACATGGCTACAGCACTCAAGGTATGCTGGTTCGACAAGCTATCCAATAACGACAAGGCTATCGTTAAGGAAATGTATATGCAAGTGTTTGCATCGGCAATTAAATAGGAGTAACCAATGAGATACGGTCGCAAAGAGTACGAGCAGCTAGGGTTTGATGACACCACTGCATCTATCCTTGAAGTAGATAGAGTGCAAGAAGTTATCCGTCGCAGGTGCGAACGTCATAGGGTACAGGTAGTGTGGTCTAATAGCATTGACACCGCTGTTACTAGCAACTGCGTACCCGGTAGTGCTTATGATTTTATTATCAAGCTCCCGGCTATCCAGTCACCCATAACTAAAGAGCAACTGATCCGTACCTATATGTACGTAGTGCATGAGTGCGGTCACTTGCTTCGGCCCGAGGTATTCGACATCTCTATTAGGGAGCAGCCATGCCCTGAGTTGCAAGCTATCTTTAATATCCTTGAGGATGATTGCATGGAACGGTACGTTGCTAGCCTTAGCCTCGGTGATGCCAAGGTACTGGGTGAGGGTAACGCCATCATGTGTAAGGATGGTGAGATGTACTGGCGTGAGCAAGTACAGGAGGCACGAGCTAAGGGCATCGTGTTTGATGAGGAGTCCTTGAAACCTATGATCTGCATGGCTATTCAGATGATGTCACGTAGAGATTGGGATGGCTGGTCTCGCCAAGCATATGACAACTGGCTTAAGTGTATGCCAGAGGAGGGCATGGATCTTACCACCGCTCTAGTTAAGGAAGGGTACGTTGATAGGTTACGTGCTTGTGTTACTGTCGATGATGTGTGGGCCCTGTCATTAGACCTGTTCGACCGACTGTATCCTGATAAGCCACAGTTTAGCCCGCCGACTCCGCCTCAAGGTAAGGGTAAAGGCAAGGGTCAAGGTAGTAGTGCTACCGAAGGTGATGATGGAGGTGAAGGTGATGCCGACGGATCTGGTACTGAAGAAGCCGAAGCTGAAGAGGGTGAAGGCTACGTCATTAACTGGAAGGATGTACTCTGGTCACAACATGACGACGGTAAACAGAACCACGGTAACGGTGGTCCGGCTGGCATTACCTTTGAAGGTAAGCCCGAAGATCAGAAGGGTGTAGCATTTTCACCACACAATGAGATCGCTGTTCAACCCCTGTATGTTAAGGGCTATGAATTGCCGGATCATGAGTACCGTTATAAGCGAAGGGGCCGAGCAGCTAAACACTTCGAACCCTGTGCTAATAAGGGAGCAGCACTGGGTAACCGAGTGCGTCGGTATGTACAGTCACACACCCGTGCTCGTATCCGTAATGACCGTGAGTCAGGGAGCATTAACAATCAGGATATAGCTAGGCTGCTGATGCCACCTGTTGATGGTGGTAACTGGAACCGTCGAGTGTTCTACGATCTTCAACGTAAGCAAGCTATCAATACTGCCATCCATATCCTAGTGGATTGGAGTGGTAGCATGGGTGGTAGGAAGGCTGAGCTAGCAGCACAGGCTGCTATCCGAGCAGGTGATGTGTTTGAACGCCAGCTTAAGATGCCGGTTATGATCTCGGCGTTCACGGCTTACAATACACACTGTGATATCGGAGTTGTTAAGCCCTTCGGTAGGCGTATGTCTACTAGGGATCAGGCCCAATGCTTCGCTACCTACTGTCAGTGGCACGGTGGTAACAACGATGCCGACTCTGTACTGTGGGCATACCGTGAACTGATGAGGCGTAAGGAACCACGTAAGATCCTGCTGGTACTGAGCGATGGTGCCCCGGCTGGTAGTTACAATGGTGACTACCACTCAGCACTACTGGCTGCAACTAGGCAGATTGAGGAGGAAGGTAAGATTGATCTGTATGGTATTGGTATCCAATCCAATGCTGTTGAGATGTACTACACTAAGCGTTCGGTTATCCAACACGCTGAAGAAATCAACGATGCACTGTTAAGTGTACTGGCACAAGGAGTTAAATATAATGGAAGCTAAGCATGAGATCGTCCGTAGGAAATGGACACCACCACTGGCAGGGGTCACGGCTGCAATAGGGTACGCCCTGCTTACCTTCAACGTACTGTTGATCGCCCTGTACCCTGAGAATATAGAAAGCTATGCTTGGGTCAATGGGATACTGACACTGGTTTTCTATTCTTTAGTTCACTGGGGTAGCAGGATGTATACTGCTGGACTCAATGCACTGGAGACTGAGAAGATGATCAGTGTCCTTATGGTATTGAATTCATTAGGAAATTTAGATGGAACTTTATCGGATAATGATGGTCTAATACACACACAGGGGGACGATAATGAACACGGCTCCTCTTAATGGAGATGTTGCTGACACGGTGGAGCTGTTCCAGACACGGTATAATAAAACAACAGGGTCAGACAGTGACGAGGACATAGCAACAGCAGTAAGATCAGTACCGTGTATCCTACCCTCTGGATGGAAGGATAGGATAGCCGGACCGGGACCAGTATACAAGTACACTAAGCAAGATATACTGGAGTACAATGAGATGGTATACCTGCATGGTGAGGCGAGAGCTAAGCAGTGGGCAGATCGGAGGTGGCATGAGCGTACGTAAAGAAATGCTAGAGACTATGTGTCTCGTAGCCAATGGCCTGCATACTGGTGAGACTACTCGTATCAACCACGAACAGTGTCCCAGTGGATGGGACAGTAAGCGTAGGTTCTACGTTACACGTAAGCCTGATGTCCTGCTTGGTTACTGTCACAACTGCCAGAACAGTGTGACTAAGTACGTGGGACCAAAGGATAGGTACCGGCATGATGCTAGGTACACCACAGTACAGAAAGATCCAGAGTTCCAAGTACTACACGCAGTGTCCTTTAATGATGACTCTAACATACCAGTAGAGGCACACACATGGCGAGTAAATAACGAACTGACTAGAGCTATGTGTGTTAACAATCGTATTCAGTTCAGCTCTGAACACTTCGGTATTGTTACGCCAGTATATAACATGGAGCATAGGATAGGATATCAGGTTAGACCATTGGTACAGTTAGGTCCCAAGTATATCACTATGCTAGAGAACGACAAGTTAATGGGAGGGTTTCGTATACAGTCAGGCAAGCATAGTCAACAGTTGCCCGTTGTAATTACGGAGGACTATATCTCAGCGGTCCACGTACATGAGGCCGGGTACTTAGCACACTGTAACTATGGTGTGCAGACTAAGCCTCGGATGTTGTACGCTATGGTTAACTATTTTGGTACGGTCCGACCATACATAGTGTGGTTGGATAACGATAGCGACCACGTTAGGGACAAGGCTAAGGAGATAGCTGATGTACTCAGGATGTTCGGTGCTACGGTACACGTAGAACTCACAGCAGAAGACCCTAAGTACGTACCAACTGAGATTGCTTCTATAGTTGGGAGCTACCTATGAATGATCTCGACTTATCAATACTTAACTTCCTGTCTACCCGTGACAACTGGGAGAACTATGGCAAGGTAGTAGACAAGGGACTGTGTAATAAATTGAGTTGGCAATTAGTGCAGGACATTAACGAGTACTACACAAGTAAGCCAACAGTTAGCAGCATAGTACCGGAGGACTTCTCAGTGTGGATGAATCTTATACGCCACCCTGATAAGAAGTCTGATGACTTAGAGATGTACAATGCTGTCATTAAGAATGCTGTGGAACGTGAGCCAGTATCGGACGAGTTCCTCAGTACACTGAAGGAAGCGAAGATCAAGTCCGAGCTAGCCCACCTAGCCGACGACCTATCGGCAGGCCGGGTAAACATGGATGAGTACTTCAATAGCGTGAGCCACCTTCAACCATCAGCCAATTCGGTTGATGACTACGATGTCAATGTAACTCTAATTGATATCGCTGATAGAGTAACCAAGAAAGAGGGACTCTATTGGAGACTTGAGGACCTGAACAGATCCGTAGGCCCGATCAATAAGGGTGACTTTATTGTGATAGGTAAGAGACCCGAGACAGGTGGCACTAGTTTCTTGTGCTCTGAGTCTACGTTTATGTTTGAACAGATGGATCAGGATGTGTTGCTTATTAACAACGAGGAAGATCCTTCCAAGTTGGTGACCAGAATGATGACGACTGCGCTTGATGTGGATTATCGTACTCTTATAGCTAACCCAACCAAGTATCATAAGGATTACTTGGATTGGTTAGACGAGAGGAGCATTCGTATTAAGCACAAGTCAGATGCATCTATCACAGACATACGTAGATGGCTAGAGTCAGGAGACTACGGGCTACTCGGGGTGAATGTCCTCATGAAGTTAGCAGTACCCGGTAAGCTGGAGGACCATGATAAGCTACAGTATATAGGTGAGAACTTACGAGCCTTGGCAACTAGCCACTGTCCTATCATGGGAATCCAGCAAGCCGACCCGACTGCTGATGGTGTCAAGTACATACACCAAGACAAGTTGTATAAGAGTAAGACAGCCTTGCAAGGTGAGGCTGATGTACTGTTGATGATAGGGCTGGACTACAATGAGCCTGAAGATAGACGGTACTTCCATGTGGCTAAGAACAAGCTGCCACCCGCTGCTTGTACTATGCCGAATATGAAACACGCTATGGTAGAGGTAGGATTTGATGGACCAACAGGTCGGTTCTACTCCACCTTATTTAAGGGAGCACACTCATGGACAAAGAAGTAGAGATATACTTTGACCTAGAAACTACAGCTCTCGGTCCTAAGAATAGTCCGGGAGCAGAGTACCGTATCAACAGGGTACTCATGGCCGGATGGTCCATTAATTCTTCTACGGTTGTAACCAACACGATAGATGAACTGCTGTATGTTATCTATCAACACCAACAGAGTGGGGCGGATGTAGTACTTGTAGCTCACAACTTGATGTTCGACCTCAAGTATCTGCTACGTCACAACAAGACCGTGGGGTATGGCATTGACTGGACCAAGATAAGGTACCGTTGTACTATGGTGGAGGAGTACCGTAGGTCAGGGCACAGGAACAAGTACCCATCACTGGAGTTCGTAGCTAAGCTGCACAATATCCCATTCAAGAAGGGGCTTGACCTTGGCGCTATCATAGCTAGTGGTAAGTGTGTGTCTACCATACCTAAGGATGATCTACGGGCGTACCTTATAGAGGATATTGAGGTACTCCTGCTGATACCAGAGTACCCAGTCAACCAGCAGTACCTACTGGCACTGGCATCTATGGAACTCAATGGTCTGCCCATTGATATAGATGAGACCGAGAAGCTAGGCACCATGCTAGTCAGTCAGATGAACTTCAATCAGGGTGTGTTGGAAGGTATGCTTGAAGGGATACTTGAGTGGAGTGATGGTACACCTATCAAGCCCAATGATCTGAACGTGACGGCTCCTCGTACCATATCGTACGTACTTACCGGGTTCCCCGAGCACGGTATCGGAGCTGCTAAAGATAAGAAAGTAATCCAGTTCATAAGTGGTGCCGATCCTATTATGTCGGATCTGGATATACCAGTGGTATGGGGCAAGCAGAAACCCAATCCTAACTTAGGCTTCCCAATTAACGCTAGCATTATAGAGCAACTACGGAATAAGTACTCAGTAGTAGACCACTACGCTAAGTATAAGGAAGCGAACAAGCTATTGAACACCTATATCAAACCGTTCTTAGCTGAGGCTAACAAGACGGGTGGGTTTGTACACCCGTCAATGAACACCACCTCTACTGCTACGGGTAGGCTGTCAAGCTCTGGTCCTAATGGACAGAATATGCCACCTCGTATCCGGAACCTAGTAGTGAGTAAGGTAGGCAGACTGTACGATATAGACTTCTCTCAACTGGAGATGGTAGGTGCAGCTACACTAAGTGGTGATGTGCAGATGAGGGCCGACCTAAGGGCGGGCTTTGATCTACACTACCTCAGTGGCAAGAAAGTATTCGGATGGAAGTCTGAAGCTGATATGACCAAGGACACTAGACGTATAGTTAAGGGTGTGAACTTCGGCTTGTTGTATGGTGGTGGCCCCAAAGGTATCACTGAGAATACCGGGGCCGACATCAGGATAGTCAAGAAGTTGATCGACTCGTTCTATAGTAGGTACCCTAAGGTAGAGGAATGGCAGGAGGATGTACTTGAGTCTGTTAAGAAGGGGGCATGGGCGGAGGGAGTAGATGACAAGGGAGTGTCGTATCGTGCCTCAACGTATACTCTACCCGACCATTACGGTGGTCGTAAGTTCTACTTTGAGGAGAGTTTATCACCGGCATGGATGAAGGATAAGTACAGCTTCAAGCCTACTGAAACTAAGAACTACCCGATCCAAGGGTTCGCTGGTGGTGACATAGTGATGACAGCACTGGCTATTCTGTACGATTTAATTGAACCACTGGGTGCTGTGTTCCGCATGACGGTACACGATAGCATCCTGATTGATTGGTTTGAAGGGAAGGAGGGAGAACTAGAGAGATACATGGAAGAGGTGTGTAAGATAGTACGGGAGATCTATAAGATCCAAGTCCCGTTGAACTTTGAGATCCAAGAAGCAACCTACTGGTTATAGGAGAGTAGAATGAAAGTAGCAGGCGTAATTGATAGCATCACGAGCAAGACTGTATCCAATGGTGGTACTGTATACACAGCCCACATTGATGGGCAGGAGATTAACCTTGGGTTCCAGTGCAACCACTCGGAGGGTGAGTATGTAGAACTGGAAGTGGAGTCCACCAAGTGGGGACTGCAAGTACCCCGTACCTTTGGTGGTCGTAAGACTGGTGGTACTAACAGTGCTGCACCAGCACGTAAACCAGCACCAGCTCGGCAGGCTAGTTCTACCAAGATGTTTCCGGTTGATCCCAACTCTAAGGATCACTCGATCATCAGGCAGAACGCACTGACCAATGCCAACACGATGGTAGCTAATGCGTGTAACTATGCCGCAGAGGCTGACTTCGATACTCGGGAGGAGTACTATAACGAAGTAATCAAGGCAGCCTATAACTTGGCTGGCTTTGCAATGGGTACCCTTGATAAGGAGCTGGCTAAACAGTTGGCAGCTCAGACTGCTAATGAAGCTGACGACCAAGAGTGATTGGTTACTCATCATCGGGTATTTCTTACTAATGACAGCACCATACTGGAGTATGTTAATATGAAAACAACTATTGCATTTGTTTTGGTCTTGCTTGGTATGATGTGTATGGCTCAGGTGTACGCCGATGAGCCTTGCACTCACCCCAACTTTGTAACCTATGAGTGTCTAGACTCTATCCTGACACCACCTGCACCGGGTAATCAAGGTGAGCCGGGGCCACAGGGTGAGCCCGGTGAGCAGGGACCTCCGGGTCCGGCTGGTCCAATGGGGCCTGCTGGTCCGGCTGGTAAGGACGGGGTTGTAAGCTACCGTTGGTACCGGGAGATGATTGAGTACACGGCAGCAAGCACGGCTGTCAATCCGTACCTCCCTGATAACATGGACAACCGACTGACCTTCGGGTTCAGCAGGGTAAGCAGCACCACGGGCTTTGGCTTCGGCTATGCCCGTAGGCTGGACGAAGTATCGTTCGTCACGTTCAAGTTGTCACAGGCTGGTGGTAACTACCTTGGTAACATTAACTTCGCAGTGGAGTTCTAATGATTGAGGATCTAGAGAAGGACATCTACCATGTGCTAGATGCTTCGGAAGATCATGAGCCTAATGAAGTTAAGGCTGCTCACTACGCTATGAATATAGGTGGTGAGTTAGCCAAGGCTACCCGTCCCCGCTCGCAAGAGCGGGAGATGGGCAAGCTGTGGGCTAGTGATCTAGGTGAGACTTGTCTAAGGAAGGCGTGGTATAAGTTCCACGCTACTGGTGAGATGCTCCCCCTCATGGGACACACTAAGTTCAAGTTTCTGTACGGTAACCTACTTGAGGAAGCAACGCTCTATCTTGCAGAAGAAGCAGGTCACATTGTGTGTGGTACTCAGGACAGGGTAGAGTGGGACGTACCCAATACAGATTGGATGGTGTCAGGTAGGATCGACGCTATCATTGATGATGCACTGATAGATGTTAAGTCAACGTCATCGTATGGGTACAAGAAGTACGCTACTGAAGGGCTCAACCACAGTAACGATACCTTCGGGTACCTGTGGCAGTTGTCATTCTATCACCACCACTACAAAGGTCCGTACCTCTTTGATAAGGACAAGACAGGGTTCGTGTGGATTGATAAGCAGAACGGACACATACTGTACGACAACGTAAGCTCTAAGCTGTGGAGTGATGAGGAGGTAGCTACTAAGGTAGAGACTCTAGTAAAGACAATAGAGAAACCGAAGCCGACTGACTTCAGGATAGCAGATGTACCTGATGGTAAGTCAGGTAACATGAAACTCAACACCAAGTGTAGCTACTGCGACTTCAGGGAGCACTGTTGGAAGGACAGCAATGGTGGTAAGGGACTGCGTACATTCCTGTATGGTAACGGACCAGCCTATCTTACCGATGTTAAACGAGAACCTAAGGTACCGGAGGTAACACCTAATGCCTGAGATGCGTGACACCACTGAAGCTGAAGAACTTCAGCATATGGAAGAGGAGTACTTTCAAATGTATGTTAACTTGATGGAACAGGACAGCCCGTTGGATTCCCTGACAGATCAGGAGATCTATGAGCGTGAGATAGATCCAGTGCTTGAGCAGCTACGTAGTAATGTCAATGGGCTGGCAGCCACGGACTACCCGTATGCTACCAATGACATCGACAGCCCTGACCACTACACTGCTGGTGGTATCGAGGCTATTGATGTGATCAGAGCTAAGCTGACACCCGAGGAATACCGAGGCTACCTTAAGGGTAGTTCCTTGAAGTACCTGCTACGTGCTAACTTCAAAGGTCAGCATGATAAGGACGTACACAAAGCTGTGTGGTTTGTGGACGAACTGTTCAATGTCACGCCGGAAGCGTAAGCCTAAGGAACCGTATCGTTCCTTGTATGAGGAGGATATAGCTAATGAGATCACACGACTCGGAGGACAGTTCAAGTATGAGGCTTACTCTTACCAGTACACACAAGCCATACGAGCTAACAGAGCAAGGTGTGCCGATTGTGAGTCTAAGAATCTTGTGCGTGAGGGCTGGTATACCCCTGACTTTTTTATGGCATGTGGTACAGTCATTGAGGCGAAGGGAAAGTTCACTGCGTCTGACCGTGCAAAGATCAAGGCCGTGGTATCTACGGTACCAGAGCTGGGGGAAAAGCTAGTGCTCATGTTCATGAGGGACAACAAGCTGAACCGTAACGCCAAGCAGCGTTACTCTGACTGGGCCGAGGCCAACGGTATAGACTACGTGGTAGGCACCACACCTAAGGAGGAGTGGCTATGAAAACTAATCCGATGAGGATACTGTACTTTGATATAGAGACAGCACCAGCCGAGGCTGTAGTGTTCGGGCTCCGTACTAGGTACATCAATCCCAATGCTGTACGACAGCCGGGGTACACCCTGTGCTGGGCTGCTAAGTGGGAGGGTGAACGTGGTATTATATATGGTGGAAGGGACATCGAGTCTGAAGAGAGTATGGTTATCAGGATGCACCGACTACTTATGGAGGCCGACGCTGTGGTCCACTACAATGGAACCAAGTTCGATATGCCTACGCTTAACCGTGAGTTCATCAAGCTAGGGCTACCACCTGTGTCCCACGTACATGAGATAGATCTACTCAAGACAGTACGTAAGAGGTTCAGGTTTGAATCCAACAAGCTAGACTATGTGTGTCGAATGCTAGGCATCGGGGCCAAAGAACAACACAAGGGCCTCAGCTTGTGGATCGAGTGTATGGAGGGGTGCAAGAAAGCGTGGCGTAAGATGCAGAGTTACAACAAGCAGGACGTAAGGCTACTGCCCAAGCTGTACAAGAAGCTGTTACCTTGGATAGCACAGCACCCCAACGTGGGGCTGTACCGTGAGAGCCAGCTACCTGTGTGTGCTCACTGTGGTAGTACGAACCTTGACGCACTGGATCAACCGTACACTACCAAGACACTTAGGTATCAGGCGTACCAATGCAACACTTGTCAGACCCCACTACGTAGCAACAAGAGTGAGGGTACTGCACAAGGACACCTGACTGTGAGGATAAACTGATGAGTAATAAGGCAGAGAACAAGCGGCTTCTTGGCCTTGCTCCACGCTGGACAGAACTGGTCGAAGAACTGGAAGCCGAGAATGAGCGGCTGGAGAAGCGCGTATCAGATGCTGACGAGTGTATTATGGAACAAGAGAATGAAATCGAATCCCTGCGAGCCGAGAACCAGAGGCTTCGCTGGCTAGTACTGGGGGATGACGATGAATAAGGAGGATGCAATTGTGTACTTGGAAGAAATATATGAGTTCTTGTGCGACAACTATGAAGAGTATGCCGTACCTGACCAGTGGATTAAAGCAATCGAACGTGTTATGGAGGAACTGTAAGTGGACTTATACCAACAATTCATACACAAGTCACGCTATGCCCGCTATCTTCCCGAAGAGAAGAGGCGGGAGACTTGGGAAGAGACAGTAGACAGGTACGTAGCTAACGTGATCGAGCCTCACGTAGGCGCTGGTAACACCAGTGCTGAGATACGTAACGCTATCCTGAGGATGGATGTCATGCCTAGCATGAGAGCCATGATGACGGCTGGCCCTGCCTTAAACAGGGACCACGTAGCTGGGTACAACTGTGCATACGTGCCAATAGATGATAGGAAAGCCTTCGATGAAATCATGTACATTCTATTATGCGGGACAGGTGTCGGATTCTCAGTTGAACGCAAGTATACCAGCCAGTTGCCCGATGTGCCGGACACCTTTTACCCTGCCGAAACAACGATTCATGTTGCGGATAGCAAGATTGGGTGGGCAAGTGCAACCCGAAAACTGGTGTCACTCTTGTACGATGGCTGCGTGGCCGAAATGGATTACTCTAAAGTCAGGCCGGAAGGTACACCCCTTAAGACTTTTGGAGGTAGAGCATCAGGTCCGGGACCCCTTAAAGATCTCCACAACTTCATTATTGCTACGTTTAAGGGTGCCGCAGGGAGGAAATTAAATGACTTGGAATGTCACGATATTGTCTGCAAGATTGCAGAAGGTGTTGTCTGTGGGGGTGTGCGTAGGTCTGCTCTCCTCAGCCTATCTAATCTACAAAGTGAGCGTCTTAGAACGGCTAAGCAGGGAACTTGGTACTATGCTGATCCTCAACGAGCCCTATCTAACAACTCCGTATGCTACACAGAGCGTCCAGATATTAGCGTGTTCATTAAGGAGTGGGCAGCACTCATTGAATCTCGATCCGGTGAGCGGGGACTATTCAGTAGGTATGCAGTTGAGCGGGAGCTGCCAGATCGCAGAGAAAGGGGATATGATTGGGGGACCAATCCTTGCTCCGAGATCGTCCTCAGACCCCGACAGTTCTGTAACCTTACCGAAGTAGTGGTCCGTCCAATGGACGACCTGTCGGATCTGAAGCGTAAGATCAGGCTGGCTACCATCATGGGTACAGCACAGTCGTGCTTCACTGACTTCCGGTACTTGGGTAAGAAGTGGAAGGACAACTGTGAGGAGGAGAGGCTGTTAGGTGTGAGCCTCACAGGTATCATGGACCACCCGGTCCTGTCTACTGTGACTGATACTCTTCCTAATATACTAGAGGAGTTAAGAGATCATGCAATTAAGATCAATGCTAAATGGGCAAAACAGTTTGGTATTGCTCCTTCAGCGGCAATTACGTGTGTTAAACCCTCAGGAACTGTCTCCCAGCTTACTTCAAGTAGCTCTGGAATACACCCGAGATACGCACCATATTATCTCCGAAGAGTTCGACAGCATAAGACTGACCCTATCAGTCAAGTCTTGATAGATGCAGGGGTACCACATGAGACTGATGTTACTAACGAGACACAATGGGTCTTTACTTTCCCGATTAAGTCTCCTGATGCCTGCGTCACGGTGGATGGAATTACAGCTATTGAGCAGCTTGAACACTGGAAGCTCTTCAACGAAGTATACTGTGAGCATAAACCCAGCGTGTCAATCTATGTCCGAGACTCTGAATGGATGGAGGTGGGAGCATGGGTATACAACAACTTCGACCATCTATCCGGAGTATCCTTCTTCCCCGTCGATGACCACAGCTACAGGCAAGCTCCCTATGAAAGGATTGAGCAGCAAGAATATGAAGCTATGGCGCGAGGCTTTCCGACAGCAATCAACTGGGATATTGAAGAAGAGATGGACAGCACTACGTCAAGCCAAGAGCTGGCCTGTGCAGGTGGAGCGTGTGAACTGTAAGGAGATATGCTAATGCCCCTTTATGATTTTAGATGTGAGAAGTGTGACAACACTTGGGAAGCTGTAGTACCAGCAGGTCAGGTGAAGGACTACCCACCGGAGTGCCCGGAGTGTGGCTCTAACTTTACCAAGCTGGTGTGGTTAAGCACACCCAGTGTTGACAAAGCAAAAGACCCCTACGATCTAATCGACGGGGCCTTCAATGATGGCAAGAAAATCTATGCCGGTAAGTATGCGAGGAGCAAGTGATGAGTAATAAAGAGAAGTACTTCTACGAATTGAATGGTAAGCAGGTCGAGGCCAAGGACTTTAAGGTTTACTTCCGTGATGGTACGGAGGAGACTTGGACTCAAGGTCCGGGGAAGCAGTATATGTGGGCTGTTGGTATGACGGGGGAGCTGAACATACAGGAAGCTGTGTTCCATACCAAGTTCGCTGCTAAGATCAGCGAGTCACGCATCCGGTGCTATGCTCACGAAGTATGGGGCGTAGTAGAGGTGCTTGATGATGAAGAATAAGCGAGCTGCTAACCTGTTAGTACCGGCCTATCAGTTCCTAGATGATATGTACGAGATCCTTGAAGAGTACGGTAACGAGTATGCTGTTGCCGTCCCCTTTGAGGCAAGGGATGGTACTGTCAAGGTACTCCACATCATGATAGAAAGCCCGGAGGATGGGCCTCACACCTCATTTCACTGAGGTTACCTGATACAGTAGGCCACCTATCACATCAACAAGAACTTCGTCGTCTGTTAGATCAGGACGACCAGCATAATGGAGAATAAAATGGACGACCTCATGCCAATATGTGTGCAGTATAACATCCTTACAAACACCGGATACGAAGAGACGTATGAGATTGAGACTGAAGTCAGCGTCTCCGAACTTACCCACATCTCTAGTATGGTCAATGATCACTTCGATGCGATGGCCGAATATCTCAATGAAGTGGGGGAGCCCTAAGCTAGCATGAGTCCAAGGGTTCGTCGTGTACGTTGATCCTAGACTCAAGCTCTCTGGCGTAGAGCTTAAGGGATAGGTCGTTGATGGCGAACTTGCGGAGGACGTTGGTTGGGACTTGGAGTTGCTCATCCGGTGTAACCTCTAACAGAACGGGACGCTCTGGTAAACAAAGGGGTGGTTCTGGAGGGGGTGCATGAGCACACCCACTACCAATCGTTAGGATTAGACAAGTTGTCAATACCCTGAAACTCATGCTTGATCTCCTCTTTCTTGACAGGATCTTCTTCCTTGTCTAGCTTTTCTTTAATCTTTGAATGTTCTTCTAACTCATTGAGGAGGTCCGTCTCCCTAGAGCGGAACTCCTCTTGGATCTTCTTCTCTTCTTTCTTGATTGTCTTGGCTTGATGAACCTGAGCTTGTAAGGTATCAGCCTTGACTTTCAACCTCTCATTCTGGTTCTTTAACATTGACATCCTAAGAAAGAAACCGAGGACTGCTATGATAGCAGCCCCGGCTAAAGCTAACTTAGCTTTCAGGTTTAGCCATAGCATTAGGCTTACTCACTATTCCACTATTGGTGACTGCTCTCAGTCCCATGTTTATAATATTGATACCGAACACTACCCAGATTATAGCAGTCTCGGGAAGGACTGCGCCAAGTCCAGCGAACAGTGTAGCTAAACCCTGCGTCATCATTATCAATGCTGACACTAGGTTGAACACCATAGTCTTTGACTGGTACCATTGCTTACTCGTCCTTTGATCCACCACCGGAACCTCCCGTCGGAACCCTAGGGTCCGGGTGCTTAGGCTTAGGTGCTTCCGCACCTTCCAACCTCTTCTTCTGTACTAAGTAATAGACACCATATCCTACTACCACCAAAAAACAAAATCCTACAAAGGTCATCATCCCCTCCTCGGTTCCTTCTTCTTAAGGAAGCCTAGCTTACGCAGCTTCCGGATTAACTTACACAGTTGACATTCCATAACTTACTCCACCAATGTATGTGCTGTAAGGCTGAACGTGACACTGTTGCCAGTATCAGCGATCTCTCTTACGGTTACAGTAGCGGTACCATCCAGACCACCGGCTACTGAGGTAGTCCATGTCCAATCAAGGGTACTGCTGATAGTGTACCAGTTCCCCGCACCAGTAGGTGACGAGGACGTAGAGGTAGGACCATCCCCTGTGTCAACTACGAACTCTGCCTCGTAACTGTCACCCACAGTAGCGGTCTGACAGGGGCTACTGATCCAGCCACCAGACCCGCCCCCACCTTGGGTGTCCCATGTACCATTCCTTAATAGACGGAACCGTACCTGTGCAGTACAAGGGTCGGTACACTCATCAGACATATTAGGGCTTGCGCCTGATAGTACGCAGCTAGTCCCTCTACCTAAGACAAAGAAGCCTAGCATTATGCGTAGTCCTGTCCGACATCACCGTACCACGTAGTACCAGCGTCCCATGTACGCATGACTACGATGTCTACGTCTCCGTTAGTAGTGGAGATGGTCGGGGCTGTACCCCCATCAGGCCACAATACAGCAGCCGGGAAGGTTACAGTGTACGCACTGGCACCCTGCGTGATCTTCCAGATACACTCACCGTAAGTACCAGAGGCCGGTGGGTTAGATAGTGTAATACTAGTGATGTTCTCAGTTAGGGTAGTCTGGAACGAGTTACCGGCGGACAGGTCAAGCGTGATAGCCCCAGAACTAGAGGACGGGGAGGTAGAGGTGATACCGTAGTCCTCCAGCTTAGGTCTGTCAAGGGTAGCATCAGCCATGTTGATGCCACCACTCATGGTCCATAGACCAGAGACAGTCTCGGCAGCACTCTTATCAACTAGATTAGCTTCTGTGATACCACCGTAGCTGGTTGCTGTGATAGCACCAGTGATACCAATGGTACCCGTACCGTTGATTGTCTGGCTATTGAGATCAAGGTTGCCACCAAGCTGAGGAGTAACGTCCTCTACTACGTTAGATAGTCCACCACCACCAGCAGCAGCTTCCAGTCCTATCTCACCAGTACCGTGGTCGTACGTCAGTACGTAGTTGTCCTGCCCAGCACCTACGGTCTGGTCTACGTTGAACACGTAGTTCCCTACCGTAAAGGCTGTGATGCCTGTCAAGGCTCCCTCTACAATAGCTTCAGTAACAATAGTACTCAGAGCACTGTCTACCCAAGCACTACCGTTGTAGTACAGAACGTCACCACTAGCAGCACTGGTGATAGTGACATCAGAGAGATCATCCACGCTCGCTATGCTGGCAAGGCTAGCGGCTGCTAGCTGAGCGTAGGTAACTGCGTCCTGATTATTAGTACCATCCGTAAGGTTGGTGATCTTGTTGGAATTCATGTCCAAGTTGGCACTCATCGTGTTAGGAGAGGTACCATCCCTAGACAGAGTATTCTCTAGTGCTGCTTCGATCAACGTATTGTTAGCGTTGTATGCGGCAGCAGCAGCGTACCCCGATACTAAGTCGGTGAGTGATAGCTTAGCCATTAGTTACATTCCCTATCTTCTGGTTTCATCGTACATAGTACGTCGATTAGTTCATTAAGTTCGGCCTCTAAGTAGGCCCGTACAGTATCGTCATCCGTATCCTGTAAGTCCCGCCGGATCTCCCTGATCTCTTGCTTAATAAGACGGATCTCGATTCTATCAATGTCAGCAGCCCAAGCGATGTTGGTAAATAACCACAACATAGCCGTACCTGTGGTTACTAGAGCTGCCCATATACTTGCTATGTTGAAGTCTAATTTCACGGTTTGATATCTCCGTGGTTCCACCTGCGGGAACCGTATATATCAATCTCCCTTACCCGTTCTTCCAGTGTCTCAACCCTACCCCTAAGGTAGGAGTTCTCTACTGCTAGCTCCGAGTGTTTGTCCTGATCCACAGACTGGTTAGCCTCTATCTGCTCTCGGTTATACGTCGTAAGCTCTGCTATGGGAGCGGTTAACATCGTAGCAAACCCACCTAGTACCAGTACAAGGACTGATACCATACTGACCATAGGCCCGAACGGGAACTGTCTGTTCTGGTGAGTCATGAGCTGGTCTATAGATGTCCTGATATATTGAATATCAACTTGCAGACCAGCTACGTCTGCTTCTAGACGTTGTACTCGTACCCAATTGTCAGCGTTCGTTGTCATGGTATTACTGTCCGGTGTCTGCATTCCAGTACTTCCCTGTTCTCATCTGTTCAGCTAGTCTATCAGCCCGCTTGCCTACTTGTCTAGCCCATTTAGAGTCCAGCATTTCCCTAGCTGCATCCTCATAATTGCCAGCCTTCATGGCTGCCAGTGCGTTAGTGAAACCTCGTACGCGAGACGGTCCCATGTTAAAGATCATCTCTATCAGTACGTCCTTACGTGGTTGAGACAGAGAATCGTAGAAGCTGTAGTTCCTAGCGTATTGCTCGGCCTTGAGGATAGACTCCTCAAGCCAGTGCTCAGCTAGAGCCTCGTCTATCTCCAACTCCTGTAGGTTCTCTCCATATCCTATGGTCCAGACACCCACGCTATCCTGATAAGCTTTGAGCCTCAGTCCCTCGTGTAGCTTAACCGATTCCAGTAGTTTACTCATAAGCCTTCTCGTAGATCTTACCCTTTACTAATTGATTAAACAGATCGTCAACGTCGATGCTGTCTACGTCAGTCCAGTCATCTTCGTAATCGTACTGCATCCCTGTCCCCTTGACAACGTCATGGTGAAGGGCATCGTCAGCATCCCACACGTACACGTTACCGTTGACATCGGTGATTACTCGGACTCCCGGTACATCATCTTCCCTAACGTCAGGTCTACGGTAGAAGTTCCTGAACTTATCACGAGCCCACTTATCAAACTCTTGCTTGGTCGGGTTCTTAAGTATGTCTATCTTTACAGGACCACCTGCACCCCCGGCACTGGTGGGTAGATCAACCTTATGTAGGCCATGATCCCATGAGCCTACCGTTTCCTTATTCTTCTGGAATCTTTGAAGATCTTGAAATGCTAGTTCATTGATCTCTTCATCCGTTAACTCCGAGTCTGACCCTCTCCACATCCTCTTCCTTTGATTGAAGTAGATGTCATCAGATCTAGGGGAGTAGGTCTGTTGCATACTACTGCCTCGTGCTCGGATGCCGTAGTTACCATGTATGTACTCATCCTTAAGAGTACTGATTCTCTTCCTAGTAGTAGGTACTTGAGACTCAGGGCGGTTCGCTGGTTGTCTACGTGCCTTCTTACCAAAGAGCTTCTCGATAGCTTTGTCTAACTTATAGCCTGCACCTCTGTCAGCTCCATCATCCAGCATATCCCATGCACTGTAGCCTAACGCTTCCATCACTGGCTCGTGCATACCTTTCTCAGCATCCCATACAACCAAGTCTCCGTCTGGTGTCCTTACCCAACGTACTTCCTCTATGTCTCGCCCTGCCCACCTGCGAAGCATAGCTTCGTCGGGGTTCTTCAGAGCTTTCATCTTAGCGTTATCTCCACCCCAGTTGATCCACTCCAACTCTATCTCACCTTTAGGAGTAGCCAAAGCTTTGTCCCTTGCTCTATTGACAGCAGCGTCAGCTATAGCCATAGGCTCTATCTCATCATCCGGAAGGTCTGGATCTTCCTTCTTCAGTGCTGCTCTCGCCTCTGCTAAGTAGTCCTTCTTGGGTGGTTCTTCACTCTGTGGGTTAGGTGTTTGTTTTTTTTTAAGGTAATTCTCTCGCTTGATCTTGAGCTTGAGTTCCTTATCCGATAGCTTCTTAGCCTCGATGCCCAGCTCACTGGCCTTGTTCATCAGCCACTCGTCAGACTTGTACTTCATAGGCTCACCGTGCAGCAGCTTGTTGGCTGCTTCACGCACAGCTCCGTTACCCGGTCTCTTATTGAGAAGCTCGTCTATCGCCATCTCCTCAGTAAGGATACCCTCGTAGTTAGAGTAGTGATCCTGCCCCGGTACCTCTACCGTGGGCTTAGGCTGCGCTGGGAACAACTCCTCTGGGGTACCTACCTGCTGTGTACCCTCGGGTAGACCACCGGGATTGACACGCTCCTCAAAGGATGAGTCCATAAGTCCACCTTCCGTACCCCCACGGGTACTCAGGGTACGCTGGGTATCCCGGCCACGGTCAAATACCGGGCCTTCAGGCTGGAGCGGATCAGAACGTGGGGCTTCCTTAAAGTCCCCTAGTACGGTTATACCGTCCTCTACCTCTACGTTCATCTTATCCGCCTCGTCCCACGGTGCACGTTCCGGCTCACCCTTCATGTAGGACTCCCACTTGTTACCCTCGGTAGCAACTCTAAAGCGACCATCGGCATCCTGTACCTGATTCAGACCCCTAACGGGAGCAGTCGGGTCATAGTCGGGGCCAAAGAGTCTCTCAATGTACGGTGGTAGGTCCTCATAAGTCCACGCTACCTCATTAGCGTACGCCCTAGCCATCTCCATACGTTTCTCTGGATTCTTTTCACGCATCATCCACAAGTATTCTTGCATCCTAGCGGCTTGCTCGTCACCCAACCTACCGTATATGTTCCTTGACATATCGTAGATCACTTGGTTGTCGATCTTCCGAGCAAAGATATCAACAGCTTCCTTACCTCTCTCAGAGCCAGCCACCATATTGATGATATTCTGTACATCGGCTTCATACCGATCTCTCCTAGCCCTATGGGATACAGACATAGCACCGTCAACCTCACCCCTAGCCATTGTAGCACCGTTTCGGATATAGGACCTCAGGAGATCCTCGTCTACATTACGGAACTGGCCCTTTAAGATGTCAAAGAACTGTGTAGAACCCACAACATCCACACCCTCCCGTGCGTACTGCTCTACTAGCAGAGGTATGGCACTGGAGAGGTACCCATTGACAGACTGCTGAATTAGTTGCTCGTAATAGCGGGAGCTTCCACCACCAACCCACTGGTTGTTTGCCGAGAAACCGTGACGGTACTCGTGTATCATGACCTGTTCCAGTTTATCTCGCATAGCTTGCTGAGACATGGGTCTTTGTCCGGGGTAGTCCCTACTGGGCCACCCACGTACCTCAGCCGTACTCTTCTCCCACTGGGGCTGACTCCTCATCACTGCCCCACCAGTACCCGGCTCTGCCCCGTTAGTGGATACCTGCCACCAGTTACCGTCCTTGTCCTGTACTCTGTAGCCACCGTTACCCATGATATCTTTACCATCGGGTATCTTCTCTAGCGAGAACGTGGTGTTGAAATCACCGTACTCCTCACCATAGATTTTCCTAAGTTCGGGGTGATCCCATATATCTCCTGTCCTCATGGAAACTATGGTGTGGTTCTCCGTTGCTGTGTTAGCACCTTCTATCAGAGCATCGTCAATGGCAAACCAGTTGAAGGAAGCCTCGCTAGAATCAACGAACATCTGAAGCTCATCGTTAGGGGTGAGACTCCAGCCCGTTTCAGCGATCATCTCAGAGTGGGTCATCTCGCCCCTCTTCACTAGTTCAGCAGCATACTGAGCATCGTTGTAGTTCTTGTGGGCGTTCCTTACTTGTTGGGTATCGTTGCCCAGTGAGGCTACGTACTTAGGGAATCCTGTCTTGGCACCAATGAAGATAGCGGCTTTAGCCGTAAAGTTTGCGGGTGGTTGCAACAACGAACCAGCAATCCACTCAAGACCCTCGGGTTCCTCTTCAAACACGTTCTTCATTATCCAGTCAGAGCTGACTGGGATCTTCTTGAAGTCCGGCATACCCTCTAACCAACTATAGTCACCCCCATTACTGAGCCCTAAGTTGTCAGTCACCCACCAAAAGGTGTGTGCTGCTATTACAGTAAGGTCTACAGGAGCACCCGCTATGCCAGAGACGTAAGCCTTGCCTGTTTTCTTCAAAGCAGGCTTAACATTGCGGGCTACATCCTCTGTCCAGAACTCTTTGTCCGATACTGCCCCGGCATAGTCCACAATACGGGGCCATACGTCCTGTTTCCAGTACTCAGTGTCGAATAAGGCACTCATAAGAGAGATAGGGTCTACGCTCCTATTAGGAGAGAACCTTTCTTGGGATTCACCCATAGCTTTATCCAGTTCACGGGAGCGATTAATGATCGCTTGATCCGTAAGCCGGCGTTCAGCGTAAAAATTCTGCCTATTAGGGGCAATGTCAGCCATTATTCACCTCGGTTAGCTGGAAATAGCAGGTCGAGACCCATGTTTTTGTACGTTATACCGTACGCTGGTACGTCAGCGTACTGATCTTTGTAGAAATCTACGTGTGCTTGGAACCTGAGCAGGTTATTCAGCCTCGTTTCAATGGCACGGGCTGCTTCGTCCAGTTCTCTGCGGGTACGACGCAGCTCTGAGGGGCTTGCACTCCTCAGGCTAGCCTCACGGTAGCGTGTGGTGTCCCTTGTAAGGACCTCATTCTCAGCATCGTTCCTTAGTTTGATACGTATCTGACCCTTATCTAGGTTTTCGTGCGATACGTAGACTAGGGAACTCAGTGGTACCCCACCAAACTTCCGATCTAGGTCACTAGCAAGACTAGCGATCTGCCCTCGCATCCCACCGTTAGGCATACTAACGATGTAGTCTGACAGTTCCTCACCTAGAGCAGCGATAGCGACAGCCTCAGGGGGCTGGTTCGGGTTAGCCCTGATAGCCACTACCTGATCTACCACATCGGTACCACCGTACAGCTCAGCTACCTTATCAACGGTAGACTGGGCGTACTGATTGCCCGTACGCAGCTCGTTAACGTGGGCTACCTGAGCACCCATAGAGGGGAAGAGGATGGATTCCTCGGGCCTACCAATCTCGGTGTACACCTGATTAGCTCCAGCGTCCATGATTACCGCTGTCTCCAGCTTACGGATAGCGGTCTGGCCCTGCTCCTGATCCGTACCCCCACCATAGGGGGCTCCCTCAGCGTTGTCCTTATTACGCAGGATACCCCTCCGGTACTCCTCGGGGTCTACCCTCTGAGCCCTGTCAATACCCTCAGCCCCAAAGGTGAGGGAGTCTACGATGTACTGTTCCAGTCCGTCGATGGTAAGGTCACCCATCTTGTTCTTCATCATTACGTCCTTAAGTCCGATGACTTCGGCGTACTCCAGAAGAGGACGGATCTGTTGCATACGCTGGACCATCTTGTCCTGCTGGGGGAAGTTCTCCCGCCACTTAGTCTGGCGTACCTCGGACTCAATCTGCATGAGCTTAACAAGGTCGGGGTTCTCAGCCATGCCTTCGAAGGCTGCCTGCCACCTGTCAATGTACCCTATCTGGTCATTGAGCATAGCAATGGTGTTCTTACCACGATCCGAGTTACGAGCACTCGGGGGTATGTTAGCCTTAAGCATCTCAAAGTTAGCCTTGTACTGCTCAAAGCCTTGGATAGCTTCCTGTGCGCCACCCTGTTGCCACAGGTTATAGATCTCCATCTCGTCAGAGGATGCCTGACCGTTAGCGATCTTCTTGGCAATGCCTGCTATCTCTACCCCTTGGGCCTGTACGGTCTTAAAGTACGAATCCACTGCGTTAATGTTCTTACCGATGGACTCCTGAAGTACCGCTGCCCCTGTCTCCAGATTAAACTCTGCTCCTACGTCGATAGTGTTGAGCATAAAGATCCGGTTGTTCATAAGGGTATCGGCATCTTCCTTCTCAAACCACTTACGTACGAACTCGGGGGAACCAAACGGAACGGAAGCCGGGATACCGAACCCACCCTCAGAGGGTCGTCCGTATCCCTTCTCAAAGATCAGATCCATCTGCTTCCTAGACTGAGCACCGAGGCTACTAGCCGACTCATCGTACATACCCAGAGCATCGAGGTCTGGGTTGAGTCCCATGAACTCGTTGAACTCGTTCTTGAACCTATCGGAGAGCGATGGGTTCTTCTTTAAAGCCTCGTACGTGAGCCTTTTGGCCTTGTTAACTACGGCAGCACGGACAGACCCAGTAGCCTGAGAGGCTTGGGCCTGATAGCTACGGAGCTGGTCGTAGAGCTGCTGCTCTCGCTCTCGTCCGAACACATAGCCCAGCTCTTCTTCTGCTGGATCTGTGACAACAGCTAAGCCATCCTTAGCAGTTGCCTCTAAGTCTCGTGCGAGTTGGTCTTCCTTTTTCTGGGAGTAGATTGCACTGGCTGCTGCCGCTGCTGCGCCTACACCAGCCGCTATATCAGGAGCATCGTTCCCAGAGGGGACCGAGCTCGTCGGTATGTACTGCGGTACACCTATATCAGCCATTAGTAACCTTCCTTAAGTTCGTCTGTTAGTGCTTCGTGTAGCTCAGGAGCCCGTCTTACACGGTCCTGATAAGCGTCACGGATCATCTCTTGGAGAAGAGAGATCTCTTCTGGGGGAAGATCCATCTGACCTACACTGTCGTAAATAGTGGGGGAGAGGATACCATTACCCAGCTCCTCACTAACCATCTCAACAATAGACGGTTGCCCGTCCTTAAATTTCTCAATGAAGATACCCTCAAGTATCTCCGCTCTGTACTCTTCCGGCACATCCTCGATGATGTTAGCCACGATCTGTACCTGTTGAGCCATCGCCTGAGGGGTCAGCTCACGGGTGTAGTACATCGTGAACAGCTTCTGGAAGTGATCCTGATAGGCTTTAGTGAACTCCCTACGGGAATCCTTCTGTTCCCACATATCACGTACTGTCTCGTAGTAGGAGATCTCACCACGAGATCGTTGTCCGAACACGCCCCTAGCAAGGATCGTGTTCCACGAGGACTCCAGAGGCAGGGGTTCTCCCAGATTGGAGAACATCCGTCCCATACGGGCTTGGTTCCACGCTTGGAAGTTGTCGTTAACAGCGGGGATAAGCCCCTCACCTACTGCCTTAAGGGCCAGTACGAACTTGTCCTCCATCGGGATATCAGCCGGGAAGACCGTTTCGTTGATGAAGGCTAGGGCTCCGATGCTACGCTCTGCGATAGAAGCAGCGGGGCCGAACATAGCCGAAGCTGGGGTAGTCAGCATAGCTTGAGCCGTCATCTCCCAGATCCTTACGGGATTGGGGGACGGGGTTAACCAGCTATAGTCCAGCTCCTTCCATTCATCGGAAGACCAAGACCCTACTGTGTTAATCATCGTATCGAACAGGCCCCACGTAAGCACCTTCTCAATGGTGGTAGCTTCACCGGGGATCTCCATGTCCCCTACGTGCTCCATCTTAGACTGTGCCAGCACAGCTCCTACGAAGGCTCCCATACCTACGAACTCAGCTCCGTACAGTAGACCCCCGGACAGCCACAGCTTGACAGCATCACCGGCTGTCATCGAGGGGTTCTTACCCAATAGGGCCAGAGCTGCCTTATGCTGGAAGCTAAGGAACTGGGTAGCCATACTAAAGAACCCGGTCTGATAAGACATGTTGTTGGGCTTAATCATGGCAAGAGCTAGGTTACTAGCGTCAGTGCGAATGACTTTCCACTCTTCGTCACTGATCTTACGGATGTCCGTGGTGTTGGTCCGCTTCATGTGTCGCCTGAGAGCGACCATGTACGTACCGGATAGGTTGTTACCTTCACCCCACGAGAAGCCCTTACCTAAGCCGTCCATTACGGCGTTACCCAGACCCTTGGTGTGGTAGACACCAGCACCCAGCGGGTTAGTAGGCAGAGCACTGGGCCTCGTCTTGGTGTAGGACGATCCCGTGTACTGGTGAACGTCTACCGAGTCGATAAGACCGGAGCGTTCAAACTGTTTGACCAGTATCCTGTACTCCTGTAGGCTGACGCCCATGAGCTTAGCAAGGCTCTTCTCAGAGATGTCAGTGCCTTGTCGCACAGCCGTACGTCCCATCTGTAGGGCGTACATGTCCTTGAATACACGACCCGTAGCAATGTAGGCCGGGTCCATACCGGCCAAGAACCCTATCTGCATGGTCTGCATAGTGAACTGGCGGAAGGGACGGAGCTTCATGAACAGGTTGAAAGCTACCGACCGTACCAGTCGGAGAGGTTCTGCTTGCTCAGCAAACTTCTCGTAGGCTCTGAAGAACCTGTTACGCTTGTCTCCCATACCGAGGTACTGGTGTAGTTTCTGCCCGAATTCAATAAGGGTACGGCGTGTCAGAGACACAGCCCTAGAGTTGGTACCCTCCATCAACCTCATGTACCGGATGTACTCACGAGCTTCCTTGAAACGATTACGTGCTTCAGAGGTAGCAGCGTTGTTGACCATAGAGTCAAGCTCTTGTTCTACGTGGCGCAGGTTAACGCCCGGACGATTAAGGTCCAGCTTACCCGAGGACATGTCCTTACCGTACTTCTCAGTCCACGCCTTCTTAAGGGATCGGAACAGATCCTCCGTGGCTAGCTGGCGCGAGGCTATGTGGATGCCACGCTCCAGTGCTATACCCGGATCGTCAATCTCTGCTCGGTTACCAGATGTGTTCTTAAGCCGGTCGAAGTTACGCTCGTCGTAGAACAGCCGTCCTTCCTGTTGGAGGACCTGCTTCTGGAACAGGGCGCTATCGCCTTGGTCAATGTCAGACGCTCGTACCAGCTCAAACTGGTCAGCTCCTTCACCGTACCTTCTAGCCATAGCCCGGTTGGCTCTGGCTATCCAAGCCTTACCTTCCATCTCCGTACCCGTGGTACGTACAGCTTCAGACCCACCTACCGGGTCCCTACGTCCGTCAATCGTAGCGTTCTTACGCTTGCGTACGATGTAGAACGGGTCCTCGTAGAACCTCATGGTGTAACCGGGGTGGTAGTGCAGAGGCCTCTCAGTGAGAGGACGTACCCTGTACTCGTCAGCTCTGACGACTACTCGGGTGACCTTAGCACCCGGAGTGTTCGTGGCTACTGCGATTGGTAGTTCCTCAATGAACGTACCACCTGAGGCCATAACGTCCTCAATATCCTTACGAGAGTACTTGACAAGATCTCCCGTCTTGGGATCAAGGAACGAACCGGGCTTAACGTCAGCAGCATTAGTGGCTACCCTACCGTGGAAGGTAGGCATCGTGGGATCGGTGGGCTTAACCGTCTTGTATCCGTTGCTGGTAAACTCCCGGTAGAGCCGGGTGTTCAGCATGTCGTACATGGTGTCCATCGTAGCTCGCATGGCTACGACACCCTCCAGTACTTTCTGTGAGGCTTCGGGGAACTGTGCTGACAGCTCAGCGTACGTGGGATTACGACGCTGTACCTTACCGAACTGCTCCTGCCACTCAAAGATACCGTTGGCTAGCTTCTTGTCAGCTATGCCTAGAGTCTGATAAGGGTGGGCTATCTGATTAAGGATCGAGATAGTCCTCTGCTCGTCCAAGGCTCCACGAGCGAAGGCTCCGTAGAAGAACTCGGAGAACCTAGCGTTCGGGGTAATACCCGGCATCGTGCTGTTAACGTGGTTCTCGTCTAGGAACCTAGCATCGAAGGGGTTCCAAGGACGCTGGTTGTTATACCGCAAGAAGAACTGTTCTGCTCCCAGTATTTCGCCAGCCTTGGATAAGGGAACCTTATCATAGTTCACCATATCCAAGAACTCTTTACTAGTAAGGTCTAGTTTCTCCAACTTACCCGCATCATTAATGTACATGATGTCGAGCTTACGCAGCTCGGGATCTATCAGCAGAGCTTCAAGCAGTACGTCCTCGATATCGTCCCACCCACTAGTAGGGGTGGCACCGAAGACTGCGTTGATCTCAATGCCTGATCCATCGTCCAGCAACTTAATGGTGGACATGGGGGTGTGTACGGTAGCCCCGTCAAACTGGGCTAGCTCGTCCAATTCTTGCTTGACAACACGCTGTTTATCTGCTAGGGAGATTAGATCCTCGGGGTTTGAGGCTCCCTCAAGCAGCATACCACGGAGTCGCTGGCCCTCAGCCACGACCCGCTGTACTCCCTCTGGTGCGTACTCTACGTCATCCAGAATATGGGTGGGCTTGGGCAGCTTGGCTACCGCCACCTCATCAGGGGAGAGCTGGAACTTAGCAGCTGTGGCTTCCTCGGACAGCATGTCCATAAGGCGCGTGTACGCCTCACCTGAGCGAGCCGTAACAGCAGCAGTGGTAGCATTGACAGCCCTAGGGGCCTTAGTGAATACCCTACGTACGCTACCTACGCCCTTGGCTAGGATAGCGACACCGAACAAGGACTCAATGGCAACCTCAAAGTTGCCCAGCCACTCGTCCAGTGTATCCTGTGAGGATATCTGATCCATCACATTGTCTGAGAATACCGTGGACCAGTGCTCCAGTACGTTGTACTCGGTCAGCAGGGGACCGATGATAGCGTCACTCTGAAGGGCCTTAAGTTCCTCGGCCATAGAGGCCACAGCTTCCTGTGCCTCCTCAGGGTCCATATCAAGGAACGAATCCCGGATAGCCTGTCGTCCTGAACCTACCCAGAAGCTCTCCCAAGTGGACAGCTCCACGCCAGCAGCCTCAGCCATAGCATTGGTCAGGCCAATGCGAGAGGCAATGTTGTAGATAGGGATGAAGTCCTGAACAATGACTTCTCCCACAGCTTGTACTGGATCTTCCCACCCACTCTCAGCCGCTACAGCGTTGACTTCTGTTCTCAGAGAATCGAGCTGACGTATCCTTGTCTGATCGGACAAGGCCCGAAGGGTGGAGGTAGGAGTCTCTTGATAGATCCTCTCGATCCTTTCCATCGGAACAAAGGCCCCACCGTCCTGCTGGAGGGTGGCGAAGATCATCTCATCAAACGGGGACAGCCTACGGTACGAGATCCTGTTGGCCTCGTACTGCATGGCCTTGACCTTATCCTCGATTGAGATATTCTCATTAGCGATAATGTCGTTAAGGCGTGACTCCGTGTTCAGGTTCATGATCCGCTGGAGGGCCTCGTCATAGACGATGGCTCCCTCGTTCTGCTTGTACTCAGCGAACCTCTCAGCGAATGCCCCCTGTCCTGTGACAATGGATGCTTCCAAAGCTCGGTTAGCCACGATGTTGTCCTGTACCTTAAGGGCGTTGAGTCGCTGTACGATCTCGTCACCTTGGGGTCTTGGGACAACTAGTTGGTCATTAGCCATTATGCCTTAGGTCCTATAACTGATCCAATCTTAACTTTGTTCAACTCATCGGATATACCCGGAAGACCAGCAATCTGTCCGATGGTACCAGCTACGCTAGCGTACCCTTCGTACTTGGACGCTTTACTGTCGTACCGCCCTGCGATTTCTCCCAGCTTCTCTTGGTTACGCAGCTCTACTGCGCCTGCCTGAGCTTGGGTTCTCTGGCTAGCTAGCTGTCCTTGTACAGCAGACGACCCTAGGTCGGCTCCTGTCAAAGCTCCTCGTGCTAGTGCTACAGCTTGGGCTTGCTGGAAGTCGTTAAAGAACTTCCGCTTGGCTTGAAACTGTTGGATCTTTCCAATCTCTTTACGTGCAGCATCAGCTTTACGTTTGGCTTTCTTAGCCTTGCTACCAAAGATAGCACCGGCTATGCCCGTCAATCCCCCAATAACAGGTACTAATGGTAGAGGCATCTTACTTTCTCCTACTAATTCGGTAGTTTACGGTGAAGCCCAAAAGGTGAGAGTCCTTAGTAGCTGCTCCGTCGAATCGCATGGAGAGAGATCTTCCTCTACCACGCACTTTATGTCTAGTAGCAATAACAGGATAACCATCCACATCACCGCTAGCGAGAGGAGTGAAAGGACGGATATGACGGTACGTTTCAACTTGCTTACCAATCTTCCCAGTAATGCCATAGTTACCCGCTGTTGCATCCCAAGCCTCCTGTGCCGTTGGCGCGTCTGGATCATCCCATTGGATGGTATCTGTCCAGTTCCAAAACGGAGTCATTAGTGTAGACCCAGCGTTATCTTCAGTCCAGCCAGTGTCACCACCTAGGTCTGTCCAACCCGTCGCTGTGCGTCGGTTGTACACATGGATAATAGGGGCTTGCTTCCTGTTCTGGAATCCAAACGAGGTATCCCACCCCGTTACTAGGTACGGGAGTGGGGACTCAGATCCGGTAAAGTCTACGTAGTCTGTCTGATTCATGTCACACGTATCTACCGTGGTGGTAGACTGTTGACACTGGAACTTAACCTTCTGGTTAGACTCAGAGCTGTCTGCTTCTGAGATAGCGAAGATAGAGATGATAGCCTTAGTAGCCGTGTCATCAAAGTTCAGACGATACCACCCTTGGTTCTTCATGTCCCACACTAGGGCGAAGTTATACCCGTGGGCTAACGAAGTGTAGCCCGTGTCGTAGGAATTGTCTCGGTACAGGAAGTAGATCCTGTTCTTAGCGTCATCGTACGCTGTCTGTACGTTCTGCTGGTCGCTTGCCGGGATAGCGTTCCACGTAGGTTCTATCACATCTGACATCTTAGAGTCTTCCAAGAGACTCGTGTACTGATTAGGACTAAGAGAGATGATGCCGTTCGGGCCTGTGTATATGATAGAGTTCTCTACCTGTCTCGGGGACAGGGCAGAGCTACACCCAATGTCAGTGATCTTACGGACTAAGTAGTTATCAGCCGTGAAGCCACCACGACCTCCACTGATCTCCCATACACCGTTCGTAGCAAAGACTACGATAGCATCACGGTGGGCTACCATCTGTTTGACCTGTCCCATGTTCGGGATGATAATGGTACCACCATCGTCAGGACGAAGCTGGTTGTTCAGGGGGTCGGTGGGGTCTGCCCGTTGGTGGCAGTACCCTAGCGAGGTAGCCTTGAGAGATACCTGCGAGAAAAAGATAGTATCGGACCACAAGGTATCAGGGATACCGGCGTACCAAGCACGACCAGCGAAGGCTTCACACACTGTGGGGCCTACGCTAAGTTCACTACCCGAGCTGTTAGCTATCGGGTCTTGGCCTTGGATGATACCGTCAGGATCTGTCTGGTTCCATGAGGCCCAGCCTGGAATAGCGGGGATGTGGAATACCAGAGTATTGATACTATCATTAACCTGCACCTGTCCAGCAGCCGGGGCTCCGTTAACAGGAGTCCACGGTCCTAGTCCATAGGGTGCGTTGTTCAATCCCCACCAGTAACCAGAGCCACCACCTGTAAAGTTGTACAACCAACGGTGTCCGGTGATTACTATGTCCGGATCACCCAAAGTATATCCGTGAGAGGGATAGCTGACTGTAAGAGTAGTAGCACTAGTAGGGTCTGCGGCAAAGTCTCCGGAATCGTACGAGAGCTGGTAGTCTCCGACGTTATCAGCAGCCGCTATACCAACGGTTGAATTAAGGGGGTCTAGGAACAGAGCACCCTGTGGTGCGCTAGAGGTACCGAAGGCTTCGTTCTCTATCTTAGAGGTGGACCACGCTTGTGTCCAGTCTTGTTCAGCAGTACTGGCAACTGTACCTCTGGCGTAGCCCTTGTACCAGATCATGTTCTTTGATGGGTTCGAATTTCCAGAACTATTGGTCTTATAATCCGTAATATCAGCGTCTTTCCAACCTCGGTTACGGAGGTTGTAGTAGTGGTCAGCAGTGATAGTACCGGCTGGCTGTGCTCCTACGTTGATGCCATCTTCGATACCTTCGAAGTCTCGGATAAGCAACTGGATAGCGTTCGCCTCTACATCGGTACCATCATAGCTAAGATACAGAGGAGTAATGTACTTATTGGTTACAATAAGGTAACCTCTATGGACGGCGAAGGAACACGGCTCGCCGCCAATATCGGAAGCTGCATAAGTACCAGAGTCTACTAGAAAGCTAGACAGATCAATTACGTCAGAATTGTACGTAGTTGATATGGTTTCAGCATCGTCTGTGAAGTAGAGCGAATAGCCAATCTGATGGACAAACAGGTTCTCAATAGACCCTGCATCTGCCCATAGGTATGACTGGTTGACTTGCCCCGAAGCGATAGTGACGACAGTCTTAGTAGACCCACCACTCTCTCGGTCAAGTGCCTTCCTCCTTCTACGGCTTCCATCTGCCTCGATCGTGTAGTTCATCTCATCCGACGTATACTCGTCCGGAAAGGTGATCTCATTAGACAGTGTGTTCAAGCCTTTGCGTAGAGAGAAGTACTGTTTAGTACGCTCCGCTTCTGGCATTAGTCGTCCTTAGTAGCGATGGTATCCCCGAGTTCTTTCTTGATTTCCTCGGGAAGATCATCCAGTGATTCCTGTGCTGTCTTCTTCTTGGTAGCAGCTCGTTGATCGGCAGCTCGTTTGTTAGCTGCTGACTTCTTAGCAGCTTCCTCTGCGTGATCCCAAGACCTGTTAAGGTACTTGAGGATCTGCTCCTGAAGAAGATGAGGTTTGGTCCATCGACCTTTAAACTCATCGGGTATCTCAGTGTCTGCTCGGTACGGATTGGGTCGTGCTTCGTACAAGGCAGAGCCTTTGAGGTGGAAAATTTGCCACTGCTTACCCAGTGCGTCTACGTTGTTCTCGATATTTACGTGGCGGTCGATGTTGAATGTGTCACTCATGGTCAGAGTTCTCCTTACTTTCTCCCATAATCGGGAGTACGTCGCTGTAACTTGCGACGGTTAGCTGCGGCAATATGCCTTTGCCTTTGTGCTCGGACTTCCGAGTTACGCTGGCGCTTGTCAATCTCCTTCGTTACTCCGTCCTTGAACAGGTCGAAGTACATGGCCCTGCTCCTGTTACGGAGGAGGGTCATAAGATTCTGTGGCAGGTCTGGTACCGAGGCATCTGCGATGCTGAGCGTGGGGCGCTGGATACCGTAAGCCTTGGCCTTTGACGCTTGGAGGTTGGACTCCAGCGTCGAGTTGTACGCATCAAACACGATGCTATCGTATCCGTGGATGAACGTGTAGTACGTAGGCTGCCTGTCATTGTAGTGGTTGTACGTCAGACCGTTGATGGTCTGCGAACCGACGTTGGTATCGCTGACGTTGAGTCCAGATACCAAGTCATCGAATTCATCCGTGGGCATGTACTCGACATACTGGAAGTCGGGATCACCACCAGCGGTGGTACGCTTGTCGTACTTGATCCAAGCTATGTCATAGAACCCTTCGGGTCGGGTCATTACCGTGGGAGTGCTGGAGCTTGTAGCTGTCAGCCCTCTTACTTGTTTGTGGTGTTCAAGATCGAACTGATCGGCAATCATCAAGAACTCTTGCTTGACAATGTTGGCGACCTGCTCCGACTCTACGGTATCGCCAATAGAGTTAATCTCATCACCGTCTCCGTCGGACATGATGTCCTGTACGATCTCAAG